CGATGGTTGGTTTTGAATTAGAGGATTTGCGAAAAGAACACGACATGAAACCGTTTGAGTTTTACGATAGCATTCAAAACATTAACGAAACAAATATGTACGGTCAAATAAATTCAACTTGCTTACTTCCTGAATATGTCGCAGCGGTTAAATCAGCATCAAAGAAAGTAAGACTTCAAAAACTTAAAAAAGTAGCGTAATGGATGGATTTATAGATGCGTTATCGCCCGAAGCAGAGAAAAGAATAACAGCCTACAACAAGCAAGTCATTGAACTAATTGGAAACATTGGCAAGGCTAGTGCTGTTACAGTTGGTGGTAAAACACCGAGCCAAACAGATAGTGCAATAAAAGATTTAAACGCCCAACTACTTAAGCAAGATGAAATTATTAAGAAGTTACAAGGGGATTACGTCAAACTTGCTGAAACGCAAAAAAAAGCAAGTGATTTAACTTCGGAAGAAATAACGGGTCGTAGAATATTAGCAAGCAATGCGAATCAGCAAGCAATGGCTACCATTGGATTGGCTGGTGCATATCGTAATCTTTCAGCTCAACAAGCAATAGCAGCTAGAAAAGTTCAGGACTTAATATCTAGCGGAAAAAAAGCAGACCAAACACAAAGGCAATATAATCAAGAGCTAAGAAAAGCGCAACGTGAGTTCGACGAATTAAACAAACGTGTTTTAAAAGCCGATAACGCAGTTGGTAAATTTAATAGAAACGTAGGAAATTACCCAAGAGCCGCTTTTAGTTTTGCAAAAGATTTGATTGGAGCGTTTGGTATTGTCGCTGGAGTTGGTGCGATAGCGGCGGTTACGAATAATATTTACGAAAATATTAAAGCACAACAATCGCTAGATTTGGCTTTAAAATCAGTAACCGCAACTAGCGCAGAATATGCGAGAGCGCAAGAGTTTATAAACGAATTAGCACAAAAGCAAGGTTTAGAAATAAACAATTTACAAAAACAATACACAGCGTTTTACGTTGCTGCTTCGGGTAAATTATCGGATGCTGACTTAGAACAAGTGTTTGGGGATATTGCAAGGTCGGGCGCAGCTTTAGGATTAACTAACGAAGCATTAGAGCGTTCTTTTAATGCGGTTAATCAGATGTTATCAAAAGGAACAGTAGCTTCTGAAGAATTGCGAGGTCAGTTAGCAGAAAGTTTGCCCGGTGCAGTTCAAGCAATGACTAGAGCGGTTCAAATATTACACCCAGAGTTAAAAAATCTAACTGAAAAAGATTTATTCAATTTAATAAAAGAGGGTAGAATATTAGCTAGTGAAGTTTTACCAGAAACAGCTAAACAATTAGCGTTATTAACGGGCGCTGAAAATGCACAAAACGTTGATACACTCACAAAGTCAGTTAATAGATTATCAAACGAGTGGAAAAACTTTATAAGAGAATTAAACGATGGCGATGGAGTTTTGGCTGGAGTAATTTCAAGAACTACTAACGGAATGGCTAACATTGTAAAATACTTTACAAACGCAATTAAGTCGGCAGCCGAATTAAGAAAAGAAGAATTAAATTCATATAGAACCGATTTATATACTCAAGAGTTAGACGCTTTACAAGCACTTGGAAAAGAAGCTAAAGCGCAAGCATCGATTAGAAAACCAATTATTGAAGCGCAATTAGCCGATGAAAACAAATTAGTTGAAATTTTAAACGCTAGATTAAAAACGCAAGAAGTAGGTGGCGCAGCTTATTTACAAACCTTAAAAGAATTGAAAGCCGCTAATAACGATGCTTACGGTAGTGCGGGACAACTAGACGCTGTAAACAAAGTTTTAAAAGATATTGGAGTAAATACTAAAGCTAATACAGAATTAACTGAAAAACAGAAAAAAGCACTTGAAGAAGCAGCAAAACAAGCCTACGAAAACAGAAAGCGTGAACTAGAATTAGATTTACAAGTAATAGACCGAACACTTAATGATGAAGAAGTTTATTATAACACCCGATTACGTGCCTTAGAACTTCATTGGAAAAAACGCCAAGAGATTTTAGTATTAGCCTATAATGAAGAATTAAGGCAAGCGAAAGGTAATTTAGGAAAGCAAAAAGAAGCTCTTTTAAAATTTCATTCAGAGAATTTAAAAGGAATTGAAGAGTATAACAAACAGCGTGAGCAGTTAGAAAGTTTAGCTTTAAATCCAGCAGGTACAACCGAATATACAAAAGCAAAAGAATTACTAAACAAGTCTTCTGAAAAAGAAATTGAAAACTTTGAAAAGTTAATTGAAAAAGGAAAAGAACACGAAAAAGGATTAGAAGACCAAGCAAAAGCAATGGAGCAATACGCTCAAACCTTTGTTGATTCTTTTGGTTTTAATTCGGGAATGCAAACAACTTTTGATATTTTAAACGGTAATATACTAGGTTTTGGAGCAGATGCGAAAGTAACGGCTTTAGCGGTTGCTGAATCGTTCCAAGAAATGTTTAATTTCATTTCTCAAATGAGTCAAGAAAATTTCGACGCTCAAAAGGAAAGATTAATACAAGAAACAGAAATAGCATTAGCATTTGCGGGAGATTCTCAAACAGCACAAGAGGAAATTAAAAGGCAAGCAGCAGAAAAAGAACGAGAAATTGCAAGGCGAGAATTAAACGCTAAAAAATCACAAGCTAAATTTAATGTTGGTATTGATTTAGCACAAGCGATAATGGCGACATTTGCAAGGGTAGGTTTCCCCGCTGGTATTCCATTAGCTGCTATAATGACTGCAATAGGATTAGCGCAAATAGCCGCTATCAATTCTCAACAAATACCCGAATTTTACAAAGGTACAGAAAACGCACCGCAAGGTTTTGCGTGGACACAAGAACGAGGGCAAGAGTTGATTTTAGACAAAAACAACAAAGTTAAATCGTACGGAAATAACAAAGGAGCGCAGTTGACAAAATTGGACGCTGGGGATAAAGTAAAAACCGCAGAAGAAACAAAACGAATTTTGTCAAGCAGTTTAATTTTCGACAATCAGTTGAATAACATCATGGCAAATAATGGTATTTCTTCACCTATTGTGGTTCAAAATAACCTAGAAATTAAAGAGGACTTGAATAGATTAGGAAATAATATTGTAAGTGCTATCCAAAACAAAACAGAATATACTAGCATAATCGACAAAAACGGACATAGAACTTTTGTAGGTAACGCTCATTCAAGAAAAGAAATATTAAACAACCACGTTACTTTTAATAGAGGATAATGGCGCACCCTTACGACGAAAACGGATTCAAGCACTTTCTAAAGTTTTACGACTTTGACATGGATTGGTACGAAATAGGAGAGCCTATCGGATTTGATGGCGCACAATACGTTAAAAAGCAATTGCCGAACCGATGGACTAGAGATGTTGAGTATTTCGCTATTGATGGGTTAAATTTTCCAGATATGTTAGCGGGCGTATTGCCAGAGCCTAGAGTGTTTAATCCACAAGGCGACATAACAAAGTATATGGACTACGGGCTTTCATTCCTACTTGAAAACAGACGTTTAAAAGGTTCAGAAATGAAAGTAGGGTATAAAATACAGCGTAACGGTGTAGATTTTAGAGAGTTTGAATTAGACAACCGAGATGAAGATTTAACAGATGGCGAAACCTACTATAAATGTAAATTAGTTGAAATAGGTTTAGTAGCCGACCATTTCCGAAACCTTAAAAACACTTTCAACGCATTTAGTGATAAGAATTGGAAACAAGAAACAATTACACCAATTGAAAGTTTTAATTACTTATGCAAAGCAACGCCGTTAAATTTAAGGAGTGTTTTTAAAATTCCAAATAATACTTATTTAGAAGAACTAGCGGGAGTTGGGCAAACTTACTTTAATCCAAGTCAAGTAGTTTCGGAAAGTCAAATAAACGATACTTTAGGGTGGCTATTACCAAAAGATACCGATTTATATAGCTTTGGAGTTATAAAAGCGGTAGTAGAAACCAATAACATAAATGTTCAAATAGATGTTGATTTTGATTATAATTTAAAGCCAGGCAATCCTTTAAATCAGCCAGGAAGTATAAGGCTATTTTACGGAACAGATGCAAATCCTATTGGAACTATTCTTTTAGCTATTGGTACTATTTCAAATCCATCTCCAATAATAGGAACGGTTAATCAAACTTTCAATTTTAGTTTAGACACTCTTGATGTAGGGGATAAACTATACATTGCTTATTCAATAGTTGGTCAAGCTGGAATATTATATAGAAATAATACAATTACAATAGATGCGGTTGAAACAAACCTAGATTTAGTTGTGCCAGCGGTTACTTATGAGAACTTGATTAAACAAGGCGCAAAATATGTTAATGATTTGCCAGTTGTGTTTCATGGGTTTACAGACCAAATGAAGAACCAAGCAATTTTTAGCCGTTCACTTCTTGAGCAGAGACTTGAATTGTATACAACCAACGAGGACTTGCATAAATCATTACAAGAATATTGTGCGGATGTTGAAATATCAAAGGACAATATTGATGTAAGAACGCATCCTTACTTTTACGAGAATGTAGAAATAGGAAGTTTTGCAGTTATTCCTAGCGAGGACTATGTAGAGCCGTATGCTGATGAATATTTGATTAATAACTTCACATACGGGTTTAAGAACTACGAGCAAGATAGAACTTCTAAAGATACTTCTAAATCTTTTCATACGTTTGCTGAATTTTTGCCAAGAAATGAAAGATCAGAGAAACAAAAGAAAATCGAAAACGAATTTATACGTGATCCATTACTCAAACAATCAACTTTCAATCTAGCAATAAAAAGTCCAAATACGTCAACCGAAAAGGATGAAAAGTTATTTATAGAAGACAGAGTTGAATTAGCACCTAATACTTCGAGAGAGTTTGTAAGAACACTTTTAATGCGTTGGGTTGATGGCAAACTTGAGATACTAAATAGAAATACTCTAGGAACTAACGACGATGCAGTTTTAAATTGGAATAACATTGGTTTAGGCATTGGCGCATCATTTGAGATTTTAAGTGGTGCAAACGTCGGAAATTATACAATCGATTCAATAAATACAGAAGGTAGCGTTTTAGTATTAAATCCTGTTGGGAGTATCGCTATGGCTGATGCTGGAAATTACACGGTTAGAATGAAGCACTATTACACCAACGTGCAATGGCAAACAAGAACAACTCAAGGATTCAGTATTGCAAAAGAAGGGTTTTCAAATCAGTTCTTCACAATCAAAAGAGACATTTTAAACTATTGGAAGTACTTCCTTGCAACGGCGACAATGTACTGTAAAAAAGACATTGTAAACTCGTTCTTTAAAAACTTTGGCAAACTTACAACGCAATTATTAACTGAAAGCGAGCCGATAGTTGAGGATGCTACAATAGTTTATGCGGATTTGCCTAAACCGCTATATGAGCCTATTTCTCCAAAGTCAAAAATTGTTGCGCCTTATGATGACGTAAAAGATTATTTAGAAAGGTATAGAACGGTTAAAGGCTACATTAGATGCATAACTCCTAACGGAAAAGTGTATCACCAATTTCCAGATTCGTTTGAATATACATTAGCTACAAGCGAAGCAGACATACAAGGTCCGAGACAATACGAAGATGAATTTTTAAGAATTGACATTTCTGGTCAAGTCGTAACCGTTAACGATGCGCCTTACGATTTAAGCGGTGTAGCGGAGTGGTTCAGAACGGAAAACGACTACATACAACTTTATGACAAAAAAAGTCAACCGCTTAGTAACTTTTATCGATATGATTTTGTAATTTTGAACGGGGTAAAATACAACAGTATTGCAGAATTAGTTACCCAATTAAACACGGTAGTATGGACTTAGCCTTTATAAGATTTTACCTTAATGACTTTTTTAGTGCTAAAATGGGCGACGATAGCTATTCATCTACTATTAAGCAAGAAACGTTTATTTGGCAAAGTCCGTGCGGTTTATTTGCACAATACTCGGATGTTAGCGAGGGGATGTCATTTGTTGGCGGAATTAAAGTTGAGTTAATTGACTGCTCCGAAACAGTTATAAAAGACGTTACAAATTTCTTTTATTACGACACTTATGTACTAAACGGAAAGCCTCAAATTAATTGGGTATTTGGAAAAGTTGGAGTTGATTATTACACTAAGAGATTGTTCCTTAGAGTTACCGACTTGGTAAACGATAACAAATACTATTCGAGTGGATTCATAATCACTAATCTAAATAGTCAATTAAGCACCGAAGCGGTTTATACAGAAACAACTAGATTTAGAGGGATTCCTTACGATTTAAAACCTATGTATCAAAGAGTAGGTTTTTACAAGTGTTATTATAGAGAGCCTTTAAATAAAACAAATGGCGGTGAGTACACTCAAACTGATGGACTAATTGCTAACTTTAGACAATCAACAACGTTCGGTAAATCATACGTTTTTGATAAATTAGACAACGCAATTGATAATAGATTGAACGTTTTATTTGCTCATTCAGTTCTTTATTTAAACGGTGAACGCTCAAAGAAAATCGACTACACTCCAGAAAAATTAGTTCAAGATGCTAATTGGAAAACCGCAACGTTTACTGTAAATCCACAAAACGAACCTTTATTCAATGTAGGCAATCAATTATTCGAGCCGTTAACCCTAAATACATTTACCCCTAGCGGACGTTATACAGTAGATTCTTTCCCTAATGATATTATAGGTGTATTCAATAAAGTAATTACATTAGGAGTTGGAACGTTAAAAATATATGACGAATTTAACAATTTAATTGTTACTTTTACAGAGGCTGATATAACGGTTGACGGAAATTTATTTGGAATTGATAATAGCGCATTCGTTAAAACTTTAAAAAGTTATTACGTTATTATAAGCGAGGGGTTATTTTTAGTTGATGGATGTGATAAATTTAGCGTTACAAATATAAATGAATTGACCTTTGAGATACAATCAGCACAATACCATAAACCAGATTACAGTAACCAATACAGTTAAGAAATGGCAACAGAAAGCTACATACAAAATTTAATAGACACTAATCTCGCAGATGATAGCGATATTTTACCAAGCGAACACCGAGCAGTTGAGGATGCTTTGTTAGGCGAATTTTTCCCCGATTCAGTAAAACTTGAATGGGATGGCGATTCTGTTATTGACCCTATTACAGATATTGTGGTTAATCCAGATTTGACAGAGCAAGGGAAAGTATATTTTAAAATTTACTTTACAAAGCATGGCAATAGAGTTTTTTATAACGGAATTGTAGCAAGTATTGAAACATCAAGATTAACGCCAAATCTAGTTTTAGCAACATTTCCCACAACATTATATAGACCTTTGGAAAACTTTAGCAGTTATTCAAGACTAACAAACACAACAAGTCAAGCTATGTTATCAAATACAATAATATTGTTACAAAGCACCGGTATTGTTTTGGGTGCTGGCGTGCCAATTAATTCCGGCATCAATATTTACAGCGTAGAGGGTTCGTATAAAGTAGCAAACTAAAATTAAATAACAATGGCAATAGAAGCAGTAATAGTTCAACAACAACAAGCGGTTTATACGGATAACATTTGTAATCCATACATGACTTTTAATAACGCATTTACCTATGATTATACAAGCGGGATAGGTAATGCAACGGTAACAAATTCAGCAGAAAAGACTTTAGTGGGCGGTAAGTCTATGAAAATTCGTGCAAATAACACGAGTGTTTGTGAGTTTAACGCTGGGGATAAATTCAATTTCTTAGTTAAGTCAACTGATATTCATAATTTACAATTCAGAGCATGGAAATCAGATCCAGACGCTATTGTAAATATGGTTGTAAAAGTATTCATTAACGATGCTTTGACAGACGAAAGAACGATTAATGTTACAATGGATTCAGCAAACGGATTCCAAGACGATACATGGAACTTATTTACACAATCATTTAGCGCAGTAGCCAATGACGTGGGTTCTTTTGCCTTTTCATTCCAAAGCGATACGGCAGATACTATTGTATATTTGGATGCGTTTAAAATCGATTGCAACGACCAGCGCAACCTTGCGCCAAGTATGTACAGCAACCCGCCGTTTTTAGTTAATAAAAATTCAAGGTTATATAATTTCATAGATGACCAAGAACTAGCAGAAGATACCGCTTATAATTTTGGCTTGTTTAGCGGAGATTTTGAAAGCAATTGCGGTAGTGAAATATTAGTTGAGGGCGTAGGGTTTAAACCAACAAGGTTGAATAGCTTTTTCACGGTTAATTGTAACTTTTTAGCAAAAGTGCCAGCAGGAACAAATGTACATATTGATGCAGCATTGAATATTAACGGCACGACTTATTACGCAGATTCTGAATTATTATACAAAGAAGTAGATGAATTTCAACCAATTAACTTTAATTTTCAACTTCATTGTAACGCTGAATTTTTAGAGTTTGATGGGGCAGTAGAATTAACAGCAAAAGGCGCAGGTATTCAAATAAGCAGACGCACATTAACCATTTCAGAAACAGTAAATTCAAATTAAATGAGTGATTTTGTAATTAGAAAAGATATTTATGGTAGTTGGTGGCACGATTATAACAACGATGCTACAAAAATTAATATTAGCGATTTTGAAGCGTTAATAGATGAGGTTCAAAATACCTTTATTATTCAATGTAAGAACGGTTCAAACGTTCCGACAATGGGAGTTTCAATTGTTAATGTTAAGGTTGTAAATTCTATAATTTCTCCTACACCTATTGCGTTTAGTGGCGCAGTAGGATTGAAAAATTTGTTAACTACTTTGAATTATACGCCTTATGTAACGGCGGGTAGTGGTGGCGGAGCGGTTGACAGTGTTAACGGTCAAACGGGTATTGTTATCATTCCGATACCTACAAACACAAGCGATTTAGTTAACGATGGGGAAAACGGAACAGACCCTTTTATAACCGCTGCAGATGTGGTAGTGCCGAATTTAGAACAAGTAACCGATATTGGAGCAACAACTACAAATCAAATAACTGTTCAAAATGTAAAAATTGGTTCAAATGCTTTTGGAAATACTATTGTTGGTCAAATAGGTACTTTGCCAACTGGAACATTTATGACAGCTATTGGATACGGAGCTGGCAATGGATCTACTGGACAAGGAGGGACTTATATTGGTGCTTCTGCGGGCTCTATAAACTTTTTTGATAAAAATATTTGTTTGTCAGCAAACGCAAACGCCTCAACGGGCTCGGCAGACAATCAATTTGTTATTAATACAAATACAAAAAACATAAGGTTTGACACTAATGTACCTTTAAATATTTTATTTCAATTTCCAACAGTCGGAGGTCGCTTTCCAATTTCGGTTAATGGTAATACTGCTGATTCCGCTGGAAACATAGTAGTATCAAGTGGCGCAGTAGATTCAGTAAACGGACAAACGGGCGTTGTTGTTTTAGATGCTGCCGATGTAGGAGCAGAACCAACAAAAGGAAGTGATGATAATTACGTAACAGATGCGCAGTTAGTTGTTATAGGCAACACAAGCGGAACAAATAGCGGTGATAATGCAACGAATACTAAATACGATGTTGCAGCAACAACGGGAGCGGTAATATCATTTGCAACGCCACAAGTTTACAACTCTATTGCTTCGCCAAGTTCGTCAAATTTAACCGATAATCTAACAGGCGCACGAATAGGAATAGTTCAAAAGATTTACCATAATGCGGGAACAGCACCAACAGTTCCAGCGGGATGGGTTTTACGTGGCACGGGTGCTTATGTAACATCAACTTTGAATATTATTTATGCGGAGTGGAGTGCAGGAACAACAGTCGAGTACTGGATAACACAATAAATTATGAGTTACTATTCAGTTTTAAAAAATCAGTTTACACCTAGTTCGCTTTCTCCCGTTCTATTTGTCAATCCGTATCAAAATCCATTTGTAAATACGGTTGATAACAACGGAACTAGACAACGTGGAAACATTATAGACAGCGCAACAGCTACAACAGGTCAGGCATTAGCGACGGCTGGGACACTTGGAAGCAAACCAATTTATAATGGCGAGGGATGGTATTTTGAGGGTGGCGCACAATTAACAACGGGTTCAACTTCTGACTACAATTTTATTCACGATGGAAGCGATTTCGATATTTGGATAACTGTATTTATTTGTCCTACTGCTTCAACTACTTATCAAAGGTCTTTAGTTTGTAATAATGGATTTTCGACAACTGCAAGAGGAATATTGCTTAGAGCAAATGCAACAAGCGGAAATAATCAATTAGCTTGTAATGTAGGTAACGGAACGTCGTCAATGATAACTTTAACCGCAAACGGAGCGTTAACTGTGAATGCAACAAATGTAATCCGAATTACACGCTCTGGCGCAACTGCTAGAATGTTTGTAAATGGTACACAGGTAGCGACACAAACAATTGTTGCGAGTTCTGGAGTAGGTGCTGCGGGTGGAGTAATGACTTTTGCAACAATACTTGGACAAACTGCAAACATTTATTTGAAAGATGTTGTAATATTCAACCGTGCTTTGACAACGGATGAAGTAGCTAAAATGAATTCTAGAACATTTGCAAGCATAACGCCGACACCGATTAATATTTATATGTTAGCTGGAGATTCTAATTGTGCGGGTCGAGGGACTAACTCTGCCATAGCGCCTGATTTAACTGGTGTAATGGCAAACACAATTTGCCCTACTTTTAGCGCATCTTTTGATAGAACTAGTTATATAGAAAAACTACAATTAGGAAAAAATCAAACTATACCTAGCGAAAACCCAACAACTCAACACGGTGCTGAAATGCGTTTTTGCAAATCAATGTCAGCAGCTAGTGAAGTTATGATAATTAAACAAGGTATTGGAAGTAATACGATATTTAGAAAAAATGATGGTGGACTTGCTGACTATAACGTAAACACGTTGCTTTCGTCTTATGCTAGGTGGAGAACTTCTGTTTTGCCAGTAGCATTAAACGACCTTGTTCATTCACAAAGAAGAACTCCAGTATTTAGAGGTTTTATTTGGACTTTAGGTGCAAATGACGCTATCTATGGAGCGGTGGGTGCATCTTGGACTAGAAGCGGAACGACATTAACCGTAACAAGCACAGCGCACGGATTTACAACGCCAAACACAATAGGCTTTTATGATTCAAGCGATTTGACAACTATTCCAACAGCTAACTATGTAGTAACTAGAATTGATGCAAATACCTTTACTATTCAAGTGCCAAACACGGGCGCAACGAGCGGAACGGTATCGTTTAGTGGGGGTTATTACTTTAAAGAAAACTTAACCGACGTTATTAACGGAACTATTGATTATTTAACCTCAACTATTAAAAATGAAATAACAAACGGCACGGGATACACGGTTAATAAATTGCGATTGTTTATTATTCAAACAAGGTCGGGCGGTTCTAACTTTAAAGCTAATTCATTTGCACAAGTTGTAGCAGCGGAGCAGGCGGTTGGTAATGATTATTTAACCGACAATCCAGCTAAATCAGGTAACGTTTTAGGTTCAATAATTCAATCAACTGAAAGTTTACCAATGTCCGACACAATACATTACACAACCGCTGGTTATGATAGCTTAGGACAATTAGAAGCAGATTATTTTTTACCATTTATTAACGAATAATTATTTATTATGAACACAAAACTATACAGCACACTTAGAAACTCAACACACGTAGCGATGTTGTTTTCATTTACGTACTCTATTTGGTACTTTAATAACGCTATAACCTACACGATAGATTCTAAAATAATTGGAATGTCTTTAGCGTCATTAATCCTATCAACTGCTTTCGGTGGTGCTTGGGAATGGTGTCAAGCATATTTCTTAAAAGCGTTCTTTGATTGGAACGATGTATTTAGAAGCGCAATTGGCGGTTTTTTAGGCTACTTATTTTACTTATGGCAACCTAATATAGAATTTATTGCTAAATGGTGTAGTATTGGCTTTGTTGCTTTAATTTTATACTCGATTTATAAAGGGTATTTGTTAATGAAAAAAAGAGGCGAATTGTGACAATCCAAGCAAAGCGTCTTTGGTTTATACGATAATTGCTATTTGTTTAATGGCGCATTATAAATTAGCCTTTGGAGCGGAGTTGTACATTATTGTTTACAAAGCAATTTTAGCAATTGGGATATTTATCGCAGTATTAACATATTTATTTACACGCAGAGAATGAATTTTATGCAAGATTTTTTTATACAGAATTGGCTAACATTAGTTGGTTTTTTGTCCGCTCCTCTAATGTGGTTTCTAGGTGGAAAACAAGCCAAGAACCAAGAACTTAAAAGAGGTGAGGTAGATATTGAAAGCGCAGAAATTGACTACGCTGTTAAGGTTCGTGAACTATACGAAAGTCTTTTAGAACAAGCCAACAAAGATAAAGATTCTTTAAAGGTTGACCGAGATACTATAATCGAGGAATTTAAAGCAGAAAAGGAATATTTTAGAAGCCAAATAGATTCGTTGCGACAACAAGCTGCTACTATGCAAGAACAGTTCAATAACATTCAATTAGCATACGCAAAGGAGGTTGAACAGTCGCAGAACTGGGAAAAACTGCACCTAGAATTATTGGAAAAGTATAATGATTTGGAAAACAAGCATGAGGAATTGCAAAAGTTATATTCTAAATTGAAGTTAGATTTTGATAATCATAAAAAACAAACGAAATGAAATTAGACGATAAAGGTTATCAATTAATTGCTGGTTTTGAGGGATTGAGTTTAGTTCCT